TATTTTTTTCAATGTTTCCAAGGGTCTTCAAGTCGCTGTTGAGTTGTCCGATGATTCGGTTGAAGTCGTCATCATGGATGCTGATTTCTGCAGCACCTGCATTGATTAGGCTTTGTACTGTTTCGATATGTCCAATACCGAATACTGTATCTCCTACAACTCCGAAGTATCCTTGTTTACCTGAATGACTGCGCATAACTAACATTTTTTCTTTTCCTCTTTTCTTTGTGCTTGCTTGTTGTGGTGCTGTTGCGTCTTGTGTAAATGGCAACTCAAACCAACCGACCATGCGCTGGCTTGGTGCGTTCCAATCAACATAACTAAATGTTCCATCACTTGATAAGTTTCTACGAACTCTCCGAACCCATCCGCCATTGTATAAAGCGTCTGCGTTACCGTCTATGTTCTGCTCAATGGTTGTAATCGTTCCGTCTGCGTGCTCTGCTACTACAAATCCGATATGTCCGAACGGATGGTATGGAGAACAATCAGAAACGAATACAGAGCCAACAGGCGGATTGTTAGATCCGTTGAAGTATGTTACCCTAAGCCCTAATATAGAAGCTCTGTCAAGCCCGTCTATGGCGTTTAAGTAACTGAAATTGAGATTATACAATCCTTGGTACTGTAAGATGTTATCGACTGCAGCAACACATTGCCCGCCATAAGGATTCGTAGGAACGGTTAGGCGTTGATCAACTACGCTATTTAGCGTATCCAGTAATTGTCTTTGAGTAGTCAAAAGACCGCCTCCTTTTTATTAGTCTTCTTTTGGTTTGTTGTAATCTAGCGCTTGACGGCTATCTGTCAGACCTGCTGTAGTTGGGTCATTAACGATACCAACCAAGACAAGAAATGCAAATAGAACGTTGATGAAGACTAAAATCTTATCAATAGTTACTCCAAACTCAAGCTTGATACCGAAGATATCAGCAAACGCTTGGAAGAGCAAGGCAAGCGCTGGAACAAGAGCAAGCCAAAAGTTTTTGTTTTTCAAACGTACAGACCAGTTAATGTTTTTCATATTATATTTCCTCTTTTCTTATTTTATCGATTGCTAGTGATTAAGGTTTTAAGCTCTCTTACGTCTTCACTCAAAACCTTAACTTGTTCTGCCAAGACCAAAATAGCCTTGTTCTGTTCATCGTGATTATCTAAGCGTTTGTTTGCAGAGCTTTTAAATTCTCTTAGATTCTCAACATCTTTCTCAATAATCACCATGCGTTTTTCTTGGGCTATAATCGCCCCTTTGAAGTTTCCGTAAATACCTAAGCAGACACCGACAAAGCCAATCATCATACTAATGTCTTCTGGTGTAAAATGAATCATGCTACACCACCACCTTGAATGTTTGGCATGACGATTGAAACTGCTCCACGTTGGATCAATACTTGAACTTCTTCTCCGTTGTAGTTCCAATTGTCGATAAACTTCAAGATGACTGGTGAATCTTTAGGGTATTTAGGGTTGGTGTCGTATGGGTATTTAGCTTGAACAATATCTCCTGTGTGATACCGTTTTTTATCTTTCATCGTTGGTAATATCTTAGAGATAGCTTGGTAGGTACTCAAAGGCATATTGCCGTTTGAAATGGTGTAATCAATAAAGATTGTTTGCAACTTGTCTAAGCGTTCTATTACTTCTATATTTTCGTCAGTCTTATTAGATGTCATATCCAATTTTTGTTGCATGTCCGTGATGACACTTGTCGGATCTAACTCTGTTGTAACCATCCTCTTTACAATTTCGATTAGTGATTCATCGCTTTCGCCCATGCGGTCTCCTTCCAACACACGGTCGTATGCTGTGTACGGATCGTCGCATCGGATCGCTACAAATGTTTTGTTTGCTTCTCGTAGATATTTATTTACTACTTTAAATTTCATATCACATTCCTTTCTCTGCTTCGTCAAATAGTTCTTTCAGTTCTGGATTAGCTTCCATCACTTTGTTGATAGCTTCTAAAGCTTCTTGTGATTCGCCAAGAAGAGCTTTCAAGTTTGCATTTTCTACTGACATATTGGCTATTTTGATAGCTAGTTCATTGATAATCTTATCTGTTGTGTTCATTAAATTTTGTAACCTCTTTTACGTAAAACTCCTGTGATGTGCGTTTTCGCTCCATCCTTAACCACATTATTTTGTACCAATTGCCCGAAACAAGTGAGCAAGTCCCAAAGGTAATCCCCAACACTCACACCTCCACCTAAGAAGAAGTTCTTAGAATAAACACCTTCAAGGAAGAAGTCGCCACGACCGATGAAGTGCTTCACCCCATTCTGGTTCATTGGTAAGATGTAAGTCTTTCCGTCTTCTGTATTCCCGTGGAAGTTCCAAGGGCTACGATACTTACCGTTGTTATAAATAAGAACACGGTCACCGACAAACTCAGTAAGAGATTCTTTATATCCTCCGCCTGTACCAGACCATATCCGAATACCTGCGAAAGTTTCATTATCGTGTCTCTCTGTCTTGTCGTGGTTTGTACCGAAAATCATTAAAGCTGAGTTTGTGTCTCTGAAATGTTCTGAGATAAACCCACCCTTTTTCAGTTTGATAAACTGAGAAGAACTTGTGCCCTCAATCCGCCTGATAACAGATTCCTCGCCGGTTGATGTCCAGATACCTTTTTGCAAGTCAATCCTCAACTCTCCGTTTAGAGATTCAATCATACCGCCCCGCATGGTTAAGCCTTGAAGCTTGCCACTGACAATGTTGTTTGCGTTTAGATTGATGAGGTTTACTATTTCTGCATCTAATGTACCTGCTGTTATCTTGTCCGCTGATATATTGGCGATCATACTGCTCTTGATAATAGCATCATCAATAAGTGTCCTACCATTCAAGTGGATAACTTCCCCTTGAATACGAATCTTGCTACCGACTGTATTTATTTGAGATACAATATCACCGTTTGAGTTCAAATTTTGAACAGCCCATGAACCAGCCAACTGAGTAACCTTGGTGCTGACAGCATCAATCTTTTCTCCAGAATCTTCATCTGCTTGCGACCAATCAGACGGCACATTCCCTAACTCTAGCTTATATCCTGCGACGTACAGTTTTGCGTTCTTGTTATTTCGCTCAAAGCGCGGAGTCATTAAGCCCGCTTTCGTGACCGAAAACGTTGCAGAAACCCTTGTCCAGTTAGTACCTACCGATATGTCTTTCCTTGTTAGAGATAGCGAAGCTCTAGGCTCTACCAATCTGTTATCAAGATACATAAACACGAGGTCGTTCTCGACGCTACTCTTGACATAGGCGCTGAATGTATAGGTTTCACCGAGTCGAACCTCAACTACTTCTGATAAACCGAGCCATTCTTCCTGCCGGCTATATACTGACAAGCCTAAATATTTCTCTTGTTCAAGATTCCACTTTGATTTATTAAACCAATCGCCAGAGAAATCTTTCGTTCCGACCATTAGGTTTCTTCCTCCAACCCTGAGTTTTGAAACTTCAGATTGGATAATTCCGCTACCCATGACCATTTTAGAAATTTTAGTAGCAATACCATCTTCGCTAGAACCTAGAATACGTTCATAGAGTTTAGATGTTTCTTGCACCTGTTGAAATTCAACCTTACCAGCAAACTGTTTAGCAAGATTAGCAAAGCGTCCGTCAGTTGATTGCTTGTAATCTGCAATCTTCTTCTCTACAGTATCAGGCAAAGTCTTTAAAGACTCCAGCGACTTCTTCATAGCCTCTACAGCATTAGTGTTAGCACCAGAAGCTGTCAACGCCTTCTGTGTCTCTTCCCCTTGTGCAACGATGGCTTGGTTGATTTTATCAACTTCTTTTTTAAACTCATCTTTAATATGGTCAGCCCATTTGTTTCCAAAAGTTCTTACCAATTCAATCCAATGTTCGCCATCCCATGTATACATGATGTGGTAGCCTTCATGGTCTGGATCTGGTTTGTACCACAAGTCGCCAACCTTCACTTTATCGGTCGGGGGGTCTTCGCTCCTGTACCAGTTGCGATTAAATCCTCCTGCACCATCTAGGTAGTCTAGCGCCCTTTTCTTAGAAAGTTCAACTGTGGAGTTTTGTAAGTCGGATTCAGATTGGCTTTGTTGTAATTCTTTCAGACTGTCAGATTGGTTTATCTGATCACCTAGCTTAATCTCAATAACTTCATTTGAAAGTCTCTCTCGTTTGATGTCAAAGATACGTGTCTCATAGTCGATGTTCATATCTGGACGGACGACACGGACGGTATCACCAATTTCACCTTTCAAGTACGCTGTGGTAGTGGAGAAAGTCACTTTAGGGTGAGCATTTGCTATTAGGTAATCATAGGTCATTTGAATCAGTTCGTTCGGGTCGTCTGTATCAAAATCAACCTTACCAATCCTTGGCCTCATGCCTGTATCTGATTTAATACCATATTTCTCGGTAAGCTCCGCAAGCTCTAAGTAAGGAACACCTTTAGGCTTGTTCAGAGGGTTCTGTGGTTTTGTCCATACTAAATCCTTGAAGTTCTTTTTACGACTGTATCCGTTCCGTCTGTCATCATTTGCTTCTGGAACAGAAACAATCTCAGAGTTACCAAGACCGATAACGGCTGTGTAAAACTCTGCTCGTTCTTCTTCCTTGATAATCTTTAAGGCATTATGGCCATAAACAACTCGCTGTCCTGTTCTATCTCCTATGCGTTTCTTTAAATCGATATACCGTGCGCCGATTCTGTTCAAACTGATTTCAACGAAGAATTGCATTTCAAGATTGAACTTGTCACACACACGGAGCAGACCGTCAAAAACAGATAGGAAATAAAAGGTCAAGTTCTTTTGTTCCGTCTCTGGTTTGTAGCGCAACTGCCAGTTTGTATTTTGTAGCAAATACTCAGCAGCCTGCACAGCCGTAACTTGAGTGATTCTACTATCTTCTACATAACTCTTTCGCAGTTCTTCTATACCAGATTGGACACAATCTAAATGAATTATATGGTCGTATGTTTGAACATTAGCAATAAAGAATAAATGGTACTTGTAATATGCGTCTTCCTTTTGAATAGCTACATAAGCGGACTCAGAAAGGACATCATCTGGAATGTCTTCCATCTCAATTTCAAGACGGTCAGAAACATAATGCGTATCAGTTAAGGTCTCGGAATGTTTAACAGAGATAAGAGCTGACTTTGGGACGATACGTATCAGTTCTTCCTTATGATTGAATAAATAAATCACTGTTTCTCATCCCTCCATTCAACCAATGTAATTACCATGTTTTTACCAGTCACTCTCGTTCCGTCTCGTAGGAAAAAACTCTCAGGATCAGACAATCTAACCAGCTCAGTTAAGATTGACCTACCGTCATACATGATAGAGATTTCATTTTCTAACCACTCTATTTTTAGCCTGTTACCTGCTAAGTAATTCCCTTTAAACCTGATGGTGTTGTATCCAGTTTGAATTGTGATTTCATTTGCATTAGCAGATACCATTGCTTCTATTTTTGTAGGTAGAACCATTGAAGCGTTTGTCAGTTGGACAAGACCTGTAGTTGAAGATTGCTTGTCAGACTGCATGTATGGATACGGAACAAACAGAGTAAAACTACCTTGTGCTAAGTAATTTGTTTGAGAGATACTACCCGCATTTGTGAAATGCCCTTGGTAGCTATAGCCTTGAGTATCCGCAAAACGAATGGTGAGAACATCATCTTTTTTTAGAATCTTGTTCAGCTTCTCAAACGCTCCTCTGAGTTCTTCATTGCTATTGCAATCTAGGATATATTCCACTTCAAGCTCAATTGGTTTTTCTTGTAGAGAATTGACCCTAACACCAGCCCGTGCAGGAATGGTTGTTGTGTTAACTTCACGACCAACCAAACCTCGGCCTGATACTTTTACTTGGCGATACTGAGGGATTGCGTCCATCAAGTCAACGCCATTTAGTGTGATATTGTCAGAAGGCTTAATTTTAGCCTTACTACTGTATACTGCTACCATTAAAACCTCCTATCAATAATAGTAGTTAAGCCGTGATTGGCTTTGTTGCGTGTGCGTGATGTCTTCTACTAACTGCCCAAACTCTCTTCCATTGATAATAAGTTTTGGCTCCCCTTTGCGTTCGAGTAATTCAATTACCTTGCTCATCATCTGAGCTTGCATATCAGAGAACTTAGCCATAATCTTTTCAAAGCTTTCGGAGTCAGAAGGCTGATTGTTGTTAGTTGTAACAGTCGTAGTCCTAACAGAGTTTATCTTCTGGAAGAACGGAGAGTTCTCAGAGAATTTCTCGTAACCAATACCGTCCTTGTAGTGAGGGAATAACTTCTTAGTCATACTAGCCCGTAAGACTTTAGAACCTCGTGGTA